GCGTGATACCTTTGTAATGCGTTCATTTGTTTTCTCCTTATTAAGCGAGTGTGTTTGTGTCCCCGAAGGCGACATAATTAATTATAACACTACAAGGTTTATAAGGTGTGATGAAAACCGTAAGCAACCGAACTAATCTATTATATCTAAATCATATTCCCAATCTTCAATTACTATATTTGCAAACATTCTATCACTTAATATATCTAATTGTTCTCTTGCCTTCTCTTCATTTTCTACCTCAAAAGTCAATTCAATTATTTTATTAATTCTCAATCTATCAACCTTTATATCTTTTGCAACTTTGTTTACATTTGCCATAATCGCATTTCCTGCAGCGTCTGAAACGGATTCTCTTAATCGTATGTAAACTCTTGCTTTAAATCTCATAGTAATAAAAAAAGACCATCTGCCCGACTCGCTTGAGTTGCATCTTAGGTCTAAGTGTTGTGTGAGGGGGAGGTTGGATTCCTGTATACCAACAAACAACGGGCATTACTACAGAAAGTAAATACGTTGTTGCCTGAGTCCTACTTGGTTGAGTAGTTCTGTCTTGC